TGAATTGGTATAATTTAACTTAATATCAACATTCAAGTATTCAATTTCATTACTATCATCAAAACTTCCTTCTGAAAGACTTTTATTAATAATAAAGACAGTAGTTATATTATTTATTTTAAAATCTGTTGGAAGATGTTTATGGTAAACCCTTGTACCTGTATATTGAGTGCAACCAGTACTTGAAGTAATTGCAGAATATATTATTTTTTGTAAATCCATTATCTTAATAATTTTTTACCCACTTTTTTTATTTCTTTTTTTAATGCATTATTTAGAAATTCTAAATAATCTTTACCCATTCTTGATTGTATTTCTACTGCTGCACTATCATGTGCTTGTTTTACAAAAGGTCTTGGTGTTATTGCTCCCCTGTTTGCTTGCTCTTTATATACTTTCTTTTTACCTTTTTTACCACCACGTATTGTTCGAACTTCTGTACCACCTTCAAGAAATCTTACATAAAATGCTTTTTTGCTAAATGCAACTACTATTTGCGTGCTATGTTCTCTACCTTTTTGCACCACTACATTCTTTTTAATACTCTGTGAAGGTGCTAATGCACGCAATTTTTGTCTAACTATGTTACCTGCTTGTCTATTAATATTCAAATACACTCTATTCTTATCCCTTGCATTTAAGGAATTTAATATTTGTTCTGCTTCTTGTGCACCTTCAAGTGTGAATTTTATATCTTCCATTATTGGTTTTCAATCCTTATCGTGTTAATACTTATTGCTTCATTTCTTCCAACTACATTTATACTAACTATTTTGTGTTTAATATCTTTCCAGTAAATAATACTGTTATAATCTATTCCAGCAAAATACCTTAAGTAAAAATTAACAACTTCTGCAATTACACCATCTTCTGTACTAATGGTTTTTGCACTTCTTGTAGCCATTGTTGTAGTTAATACGTTTTCACTTGCAACCATATCACCAAAACTATTGGTGAATGTTTGTGATTTAATCACTATTTTTTCATTAAGTCTTGCTGCATCCATTAGAATAAGATTTTATAGGGGTCTAATAGATTTTCAAAAGTTCTGGTATATTTCAATGAATTGTTAATATAGTTTCCTCTATCAAAATCGTAGAGTTCTGCTATTTTAACCAGTATTGCAAACTTGATTTGGTCTGGTAATGTTGTTGAAGTATAACCACCTGTATAAACAACTTTAAGGTTTTTTACATTAATAAAACTTGGAAATACTATTGTAGAATAATTAAAGAAATTAAATAATGTATAACCTGTTATTGCTGTATCACCAGTAACACCAAGTATTTCACAATTATCTGTATTAATAACATATTCACTATTTTGAATATCATAATCAATTATTGTTGTAGTTGTGCTGGCTATATCATTATTTAAATAATCTTCTGCAATTCGTGTTGCAGTTTTGATTAATAAATTCAGGTAATTATCATCATCAATAAAATCATTTTGAATTCTTAAGTGTTGTTTAACTTCTGTTAAACCAATGTTGTTAAAATTTTTGGATTTTGTTACTTTCATGTGATATACTTTATAGTAATAAAGACAGTAATAAATAAAAAAGCACGTGATAGTAAAATCACATGCTTTTAAAAATCTAAAAAATGAAGAAGCAATATTATGCTAATACCATTTTAGCAAAACTTGCAGTATTTGCGATTTTCACGTCTGCCATTTTTGCAACTTGGTATTCAATTTTACCTTTTGATTTTGAAGTTATTGCATCTTGCAACACGATTAAACCACCCCAATTTCCTACTACCACTTCTTTAAAGTTTCCTGTGTAGATGTGTTTAGCACTAACTAAACTTGAAGAATATGTAGGTATACCATCAATAGTGCCATCACTCCAAATAAAACCATTTCCACTTCCAGTTGCTTTTTGTGCAGCTTTCAAAGTAGCCATTGCAGTTCTACTGGTTACAATTGCATTTGAATAAGGTACATAACTCTGTAATGCTAAAAGGTTTGCCCATGTTGCACCAGTATATGCAGCATTTGAAGTAGTTAAACCAGACATCTGGTTAAATGCTTCTTGTTCAATACCTTTTTCTACAGCAAATAAGAATTGATTTAAAATCTGATTCTGTAGTTCAACAGATGTTTGATTCAATAGTTGTCTTGAAAAAATCTGATTTGCTGCAATAAATCTTGGGGTAAGGGTTGCTTTTGCATCAGTAACTGTAACTACTGTAGATGTTGCATCTTCTGCAACAAATGCTGCTGTTAATTCAGCCATTGAAGGAATATCAAAGTTACCAACTAAGTCATTATAAACCTGTACACCAAGTTTTCCTAAAATAAGTTCAGTATTTGCAACATGCAATTGTGAATCTTGTGAAGTTTTAATAAATTTATCAGTGTTACTTGATAATACATCAGCACGCTGTGATAAAATCATCTGTGGAATTACAAGACCTTCTGTATAACCTGCACCATTTCTTGAATACTCTGAAACCCCATAGTCATGCATCTCTTTTTCTAATCCAGTAAGACCATTAACACCTTCACGAAGTGCTTTGAAAAGGTCATATCTTGCATTTGCTTTCTTTTCTTCTTTTCCAAATTCTTTGCGTGCTTCTGTTTTTTCCTGTGCTTCGAGAAATCTCATACTTTCTATATCTTTATTAATACCCTCGATTTCAGATTTCATTGCTTCTACACTTGCACGTTTTTCTGCTGTCATTTCTCCAGCAATCATATTTTTAAGTTCTGCAATTTTTGCATCCCTTTTAATTAAAATTTCATTTAACATATTTATATTTTTTTTATTTACGATTATTGTTTTGTCATTTCTGACAATTATTTATTTATTAATAAAGACAGTGACAAATAATTAAATCTCGTTCTGTAATAAAAATATCTCAGTTTCGAGTTTTAATTTTTCATTTCTTTCTTTCTGTAATTCTTGTTCATCAAGTTCAATTGTTGATTTCATTACATCATCAAGATTTCTTTGTGCTACTTCTATATCAGTTCCACTATATGCGCCTGCATAATTACAAAGTGTAACATCGTATAAACCAGATACTTCACTAATATATCTTGTCCATATTCCTGTTTCATTGTCTTTTTCCCATCTTTCATTCTTACTATCAATTGTGAACATAAATGAACTTTCAAACATATCACCACGATTAACTAATTCAGCAACATCATTACCTAAAGTAGTATTTGGTACTTCTACTTCATAACGTAACCCTTTTTCATCAACACTAAGTTTTAGTGTACCACTTGAAGTTCTACCCAACATTTTACTAAAATCGTGGTCAACAGTAATAACAACTTGTGGATTACTTGAAAGTACTCTATCAAATGCACCTGTTTCTATTACTTCATAAAAACTTCTGTATTCCCTTTCACTTGCTACATATTCAGTGATTATCTTGGATTTGTAGTTAAATACACTACCATACCCAATGATAAACCTTTTACCACTTTCATCTGTTTGTATTCTACTGTGAAATTGTTTATCATCAATTTTTAAATATCTTTTTTCTTTTAACATTTTCTTATTTTTTATAATATTTCCTTATTTTTTTCTTCACTACTATCCACTGCTGGCTTGCTAAATCCAACACTCTTAAGACTATTAACGCTATCTAACCATTTTTCAAGTGGTACGTATTGCATTTGTGTGTAGTGGTAATCCATGTATTCATTATCTGTAGTCTGGTAACCAAGTTTGGCTGCAACTTGATTTGGACTTAATACACCCATATCCTTTAATGTCTTATAATATGTTGCTTTATCTGCTGCTGTTGTACCTGCAAGTTTTTCTGCATCAAATTCTATTTGGTAATTATTAGCAATTTGTGTATCTGTAAGTAATTTAAATTCTAATTCTGTTGTGATAATCGACAATAAACCACTAATGGTATTATTGATAAATGCAATGTTTTCTTGTTCATAGGTACTATACTTGTTATCTGAATGTCCAAGCATTGATACAGGTATACCATATAATGCTGCAATACTTTTTTCACTAAATGCTGCTGTTTCTAAGAATTTTGCATCTTCCACTGACAACTTTAATTCAGACAGTTTGAAATTTGGTGGTATTATAATTGTACCACCTGCTTCACCTACACCACTATTTTCTTGTTCAAATTTATCCAGTACTTCATCTATTTTCTTATTACTACCTGCTGCACCTGTATATTCTAATATCTTGGTTGTGTTTGCATTCTTGGAATAAAAATTATCCACTGTCTTCTGACTTTTCACATTAAGATTTAGAGACGTTTGTAAACTTTGAAGTGGTGATAATCCAAAATAATCATCTGTTTTACTTAGTGTTTTGAAGTGTAGAATTTCATCACCACGATAAAGTTTATCATCATTTCTATTATAGTAGTATAGTTTATTCTTAACTAACTTGATTTCATCAAAATAATCTAATGGAAATTGGTGTAATGCAATTGCTTTACCTTTACTATCTTTTTCAATCTGGCAATAACTATTTCCACAAAAACCCAATTGACTGATAATATTACTGTAAAACTGTTGTTTGTTGGTGTAAGAATTTGGTTTGTAATTCAGCAACTTATGAATATCATCATTAATGATTCCACTATCAGATTTGATTTGAATGTTTAGTTTGGAAATTGTGGTTGCTAAAATATTAATGCATGTGTATACTGCTGCAATTTTTTCTGCATGGTTCAAATCTGCATTTGCATTTGTATCGTTTGCAAATAATTTAAATTTTTTATTGAATTGGCTTTTACTACCTTCAACATAATTAACCTTACTTGAACTGAAAAATGGAAAATTTATTTGCATTCTTATTGTTTATATAAGAATAAAGACAGTAATTAATATTTTACTTCTTTTATTTCATTTATGTAATCATTTTTTAAATAGTTATCATTCACCACACTATTATAATTAAAATTAAATGCAAGATATTCGTGCATTGCGACATTCATTGCTATCAGTATATCAATACTATCTTTGCTACCATTTTTACTTAACTTGATATTATTGTCATAATTTTTAATTACAGCATTCATAAAATTCCATCTTAGCACTGGATTACGTGCAAAAAACATTTTATTGGTGACTATAAGTTTTTCACATTCTTTCAGTGGTTCTGACAGGTATTGAATTCTTTGTGGTATTTTATTCACCAGTATTTCTAATTCGTTTTCAATGGTGATTTTCATTCTATCTACCATCCAAGGGTCTACACCTAAAGATATTATTCTATATTTTTCCTTAATTTTTCTAAGTACTTGTAGTACATCTCCATCAAGTATTGCATTTTCTTCTGTTTGGATTATATAATTATCATTAATCCATGTAGTTAGATTTATACCACCTTTACGTGCTACATTTTCAACACTATTTGGAAATAAACTATATGCTTCACCTATAAAAATGTCTTTATCTTTATCATAATAAAGAACAAAAATTGCACTTAAATCCTTAGTTGCACTACCATCATAACCCAAATACACTTCTGCACCCTCTGGTATACGCATATCATCACGCATTTGTGCTTTGATAATATCATCAGTTATCCAAGTTACCTTTGTATTGCACCAAACATTCATGTTATCAGTTAGAAATGCAGTTCTAAAACTTGGCATTGTTAACTGCTGGTTGTAAAATGTTCTTATATTTTCTAATTTTGGTGTAGTACCAAGTGCTGGTAATGCTTTACACCACATTGTTTCATCGTGTATTTCTTCTTGACTTTCTAATGTGTAGATAGCCACATAAATACTATCATCTTCTTGAATACTGTTTAATATGTTTTCACAACTTGCTTGTAATTCAAATGCTGGTGATTTGGCTTTATCATAACCTGCTGTGGTTATTAGTACTTGAAGAGGATTGTTTCTATTACCTGCTGCTGTAAATGCTCTATTAGCAAGTTCATCATTTTTATGGAATGCATATTCATCAATTAGACTAAAACTATAGTTACCACCCTGTATTCTACTACTATCTGCACTTTTTACTTCAATCTTGCAAGTAGTGTTTTGATATTGGTATGTGATTGTGCTTCTTTGTATTTTTAATGGTGGTAAATCTGGACTGTTTAACACAATATCTTTTACTATCTCAAATGCAAAATTTGCTTGGTTTGCACTACTTGCTAATAGTATAACATGTGCATTTAATTCTTTATCATAAATACATTCATATAGTGCAAGACAAGCATTGAATGCTGTTTTACCACTCTTTTTACCAATGGTTATAAATGCTTTCTTGAATAATCTAAAACTATCTACAGTATATAACCCATAAATATTTGCAATCCAGAACACCTGAAAACCAAAAAAATTAAATCTTTCATATTTATTTCCATTCTTTATGTGCAATAAATAGAAAAATTTGATTACTCGCTTTACTTGTGCTTCATCATATACGTATTTTTCCTTATGTCTTATAAATCGTTCTACTGCTAACTTCTCATACTTACCACATATTACATTATTTGAAATAATATTATCTATATATGTTTCAAGTTTTGCATAGTTTTCATCAATATATATTTGTATTTCATCATTCATTTAGTCTTGAAAGTGTTTATCAAATGTGCTTGCTTCTTCACCACCAGCATTATATTTTTGGAAATCTTTTTTAAGGTCTGTTAATATCTTATATAATTGTTGTTTCAATTGATAGGTAAGGTATTCTTGATGTGTTTCACCAGCATTATAATTACTTACCAAGTTATTATGGTGTTCAACAATATTCAATACAAGTTCACACATTGCTGGACTGGCATTATATTTTTGTAGTTCTTCTT